CTGCTTTTAATTTTGATGGTTTAGTTGTAACGGCAGTTTTTAATTTAGAACCAGGATTAGCTCTTCTGTAAGATGCAACACCTTTTGCATTTAATCCACCAGACTCGGACTTACCTTCTTTACGTTGCCACGCTGGAGATTTACTTCCTGATTTAAAATTTCTTCTTTGTGTTGAATGACCATATGGATAAGGGACATCCATTTCTAGTTGATCGAATACTTTAGGAGATCCTTTTTGAAATCTTTTTCTAAACATTACGCTTGAGATTTTTTAATAGCCTCTGCTGTTGGTGCACCCTTTGCACCTTTTGCTCTCATTTTTTCACCACGTTTTCTTTTTTGATGAATGTTATACCAAAGACCTTTTTTAGCTTTTTTGCCTTCTTTAGTTGTGTGGTATTCTGAAGAACCACCATCCTTAAAATTTGATCTATTAAATTTATTCATATTAAACCTTCTTTGCTAAATCTTTATTAATTTTCTTTTGAACTCTTTCAGGTAATTTTGAAAAGCCTTTATATTTTTGCTTCATAGGTTTTTCACCCGATTTAGGTGATCCACTACTTCTACAAACTCTCATGTTCGTAGTTTGTTTATTATATCTTGGGTTTGCCATACTTATTTCCTTTTAATTAAATCAGTTGCTTTAAGTCCGTAAACGCTCGCTATGACGCCCACGAAAATTGTCTGATACCAAAATGGAAGTTGTGAAAAATATTCAAAGAACAATTTCATTTTTTCCATTGCACTTGGATCATCCGAAAACACTGCCCACGATAATAACGCAATTGGAGCCGAAAGTAAAATTAAAATAAATTCGTCTTTCCAGTCCGATTGCCTTGCTTCTAATAATTTACCTTGGTATTCTGCTTCTCCATTTGCCATTTTTTCTGCATGACGCATTTGTGCGTCCGCCATAAGCATTTTAGTCTTCTGACGATTTTTAAAAATGTGAGAGCCAGCTTGAACGGCTAATTTAATAGCACCGAACCACATGTTAGTACCAAGTAGCTTTTCTTTTCTTATCAGCTAACATTCTTTTTTGACCTCTGACTTGTTCTTTGTCACCCATTGGTAAACCATTGAACGCTTTGTCAGCTGTAGTCTTAGATCTTGGATCTACTTCTACATTTTGATCAGGAATGTTAATGTCTTTTTGTTTTTTATAGTTCATCATGATTTTTTACCTTTTTCTACCCCTTTTATAACACCTTTATTCTTAGATGCATAGAATATCTTTTCACCTTTTTTCTTACCATATTGTTTTTTCATCGATTTCATAATTTTTTTACCTTTTTCAGTCATTGGCATAATTATTCCTCCATCATTATGTTAGCTTGACTAATTCCTTTGCCTGCAAGACTAACTCCAGCTCTTAATTTAGCTAAATCTTCGTTTTGATCCATCTTATCTTCAGCTAATTCTCTTGCTTGGACTAATTTTGCTCTATCAAGGTCTGCTTTTTCTTGGTCAGCTTGTTTTTTTCGTTCATTTTCCATTGCTCTTAGGTCAACTTCTCTTGATTTTAGTTTTAGAAGAGGGTCATTATCAAATTGAGACGTAATTTCCTTCTCTTCTTTCGCAAAATCAGCTGTTAACTCTGCAACAAGTACTGCTTTTCTCGCTTCAATGTCTTGAGAAAACTTTTGTAGCTGTTGTTGAGCCATTGGATCTTGTTGTGCTTGTACTTGTAGCATTTGAATTTGTTGTAATTGCTCTGCAAACTCTAATTCTACTTGTTCTTGAGCCATTAAACTGATGTGTTCAAGTATATTTTTCTGTATTGAAGCCATAACCATAGGATTATTTCTTACAATGTTAGTAGACATGAACGTTAAATGCGCTGTAACGTGTGCTCTATGATCTTGAGCTCTAAATGCTTGGAAAGGTTTTGCTCCTAACGCATTGATGTGCTCTAAACTTGGATCCATAGGTTGTACTGGAGCAGGTGGTGGTAATATTTGATCAATATTTTTTACACCTAACGCTTCGTACATTTTTCTATAAGCAGAATACAAATTATGTATTTGTGGATTCGATGTTGCAAGTTGTAATTCTGTTTGGGCCATAGATATTCTTTGAGCCATTGAGAATATATTTGGATCTGCAACAGGTAAAATATCTACTCTGTCATCAAAATCCATTTGTTTAATTTCTCTTCTTCCACCAACTACATCAAATGGATAAACCGGTGGTAAGTAAGTTTTAAATACTTTTGCAAGTAATCTAAATTCTTTTTTCATTCCTGAATACAATCTTTTGTGGATTGCAGACATAACTCTTGAACCTCTTTCAAGTAATGCAACTGTAGTTCCAACTGCAGCACTTTGATTTCCTTCACCCACTTGCATATCAGCAATAGCCGCGAATCTTTGACCTGCAGAAACAACAACACCCATTAATTGTAATAATGTTGGACTTGGTTCTTTGTAAGGTAAAGTCATAAATGCATCTCTTAAATTACCGCCTGGTGCATCTACATCTCTAAACTCACCTGGCTGTAATGGAGCCGCTTCATCTCTAACTCTAATACCTCTTTGTTTAAATCCAGCAGGTAAATTAGATAAAGTTCCTGCATCTAATAATTGACGGAGAGCAGCTGTTGCAGTTCTGCTCAATCCGCCAATCATATGAATTAATCCAAAGCCATAAAACCCTAGACCCGGTAGAAATTTAAAATGGACAAAATATTGGATTTTATTTCTCTTTGGATCTGTTGGTTCGTAGTTTCTTCTGATTGATAAAACTTTTCTTGAAGTTTCATCAACAGTTACGATGTAAGGTAATTTTATTCCTGTAGGGTTTAATTCATCATCTTTATCTTCAAACCCTTCTAAATCTAAATTAACATGACACTCTAAAAGAGTGTATACCATTTCTTGTTTACCTGATTTTCTAGTTCCTTCTAGTTCTCGTTCTTTTTTCTCAATCTCATCTTCTTTGTCTTGTGGTTTTTGTAATTCTATATCAGAATAGAAACCAGCAACTTGTTGTTTTCTTAAATCGTTTTCAGATATTTTTATTGTTTCGATAATTGCGTCCGCATCATCTAATGAGGTAGCTGAGTACGGAACTACTAAATCATCTGCAGGTACAAACTTAGAAACAGCTCTACCTAACAGTTCATCATAGTAAACTTTTTTAAATGTAGAACCTGCGAGTGGTAAATGAAATAACATTTGATCAAACTCTGGTTCATATTCTTGCATCTGATCCATAATTTGATAGTTCATGAAATCTTT